CAAATCAGCCGCTGCATTTTCATCAGTCAGGTATTTAGCCAATGCACCGCCCAGCATTTTCTTGGCTTTATCGAAATCCTTATGCTTGATTGCGATACGAGCCTGAAGAATTTCGTTGAATCGCTTTGTGTATTCCGGTCCGAAGAGTTCTTCCGCTACGATACTGCTCGGATGCATGGATGCAATATCCAGCAGAGCAATGTTGCTGTACATGCCGGGTTCAGAATATACATAGCCGCCCTCACCAACTTCTTCGCCTCTGTAGACGGACTTACCGCCCTCGAATGTGTAGCCAGGAAAGATGGGACGATGGTTTTTATCGAACTGTGTGAACTCGTCGTAGTCTTCAAGCCCCATTGTAAACGGAAGATCCGCATTAGGGTCGAAGATTTGACTCTCGTCACCCATGAAACGGTAATTGAACTGATCCTGAGGCTTGCGGTTGTTACCAAATATAATTCTGGTAGTCAGCGAGTTCGTTGTATCATTGACGGACATCCCCGCCACATCTGCCAGAATCTGACGAGCCGTGAAGTCCGCCTTACGAGCATTAAAGGTTGCTTCTGTCGCAATAACATCGTTGTCGCAATACTCAGCAACCTTAGTCCAAAGTTCCTCCGGCACAGGCTTGTCCCAAGGCAGACCAAGTTCCTGATGGTGAATACCCAGTTCAATCTCGAACTTTTTAAGGGACTGCTTCTTACTGGAAAAGTCATACACATCCGTATACGACACATTATAGGCTTCGCCAAAGAAGCAATTTGCGCTGCCGTTGATGATCTTTGTCGAGAGATTATAAAGCTGTTCGTTCGTATACCCCATCAGCCGAGCATAGAGAATATGGTTGTCGTATCGACGGCAGTTGAAGCCAACCAGACGGAATCGCATCAGCTCTTCAATCTCAGTCGGGGTAGGGTTAATCATACGAACCACCGGCTTACCCTCGCCCTCGATTTTCCAGTTCACCAAGAACAGGTTCGGAAATACCTCAATATCATAGAATACGAGCTTGGCATCATCATTTTTTGCTCCTGCTGACTGGTCTGCGGACTTAAACTGCATCTTGTTTACTAACTTGATACAGTAATCCGCTTGATGTGTGCTGCTCGCCGCAAATGCCAAGACAGCATTGCGCATATCAGTCACATCATAATTGAGTCCGCTTGCATAAGCATCCTCAAGAATTTTGTAAATGAAGTCGATACTGGGCTTTGTTGCTGGATGGTACTCCTTGTTCAGATTTCGCTTGATTTGCGTTCTAAGCCCTTTCTCGCTCTTCACCCCTTCAAAATTTATCACTTGTTTTTCTCCTTTCAGTGGTAAACCCGAGTTGATCGTTGCGATAGGCAGATCATTACACTTTGTCAGCTTTCTGCGCAGCGAGCTTTTACCGGTGAAGACCTTCACTTCAATATGATCGTCGTACACTCGGCTGAGCTTGCTGACATCACCGGCATAAATATAATGAAGGTGGATGCCCTGACCGCTTTTGCTGAGTTCAGCATAGGTCGGCGGCCATTTACTCGCTTCTTTGAGATTCAGTTCATACGACTTATTGCCGTCCTTATCCTGAATATCAAAGTCAATAACAATGTGGTTCTCCGGGACTTTCACATAATGCAATCTGGATGTGGACAGGTCGCTCAACTTAGTAGAAACTTCATCCCATTTGGAAGTTGGTGTCTCTTTAGCCGAAGCATACTGAGCAGGACAATCTGCGCATTCTCTGTCAAATACCGATTTCTGTTTTAAGAACTCGATCAGTTTATGCTCAGGCTCGTCTTGCTCGGTAAGTGTCTTATCCTCGAATTTCTCGGTTCGAAAACCAATGTAATAACTTCGCACACGAGTTCCGTCATCGAGATTGAACCTCTCCTTGTAATCCCGGAAATAGTTTTTCAGTTCCTCCTTAAATATCCTCTGAGAGAATGGGAAGGTAACTTTTGCCTCATCGCAATAGGTTTTATACATCTCCCATGAGGCTTTGAGAGTTGTCCCGTCTTCTTTCTTGAAGACATGGTAAGAATCAATAATGAAGTTATAGAAATCATTAGATGCACCAAGCATCGTCACGGGAATATAATCATCGTATCTGCCCGGATTCTCCAGATAGACTTCCTGACAATGATAAGCAATGGCACCGAGTTCGAATTCGATCTGCTTTGTCACCGCCTTGTATTCCTTGGGACTTAATTTGTTTCCGGAAGGGGACACATCGATCAATCGTCTGATAAGACCTGACTTTGCGTCCGTAATCTTGACCGGTTTATTGGTGCCCATGAACAGGAAGCACTTGAAGCGGTTTGCGTAGGTCGATTTGAACTTTTCATTTACTGTCATCAGCTCGTGAGAAACCAAACTATTCAGTCGGGTGTTATCCTCGATGCGAGATAAGTCACCGTCATGCTGAATTGCCACAAGAGGATTCGTCTTGAATGCCTCTAATGCAAAGGAATTACTGGACGAACCCAGTGCTTTCGCGTCGAAGACGGAGTAATATCCTTCAAAGAGCTGCTGAACAATGTTCAGAACCGTAGACTTACCCGTACCTGCTGCACCGTATAGAACCATAAATTTCTGCAATTTTTTCGACTCTCCACAGACAATAGAACCAATAGCCCATTCAATTTTCGTTCGCTCTTCTTCAGAGTAAATTGTGGACATCAGCTTATTCCATGCATCCGTGGCCCCTTCTTCAAGAGGATAGTTCAGCCGCTTACTTGCATAGTCTTTTTTATTCGTCGGTGTATTGGAGAATATAAGTTTCTCATCAAGCATGTGGAAAGAATCTCGCATCTGCTTTTGACAGTATTTATGCCATGAATCGATCATTCCAGATTCGGAATCCCACATGTGCAGAACTTTAATACTCGAATCAAAGTTTTTGCGGTTTTCCTCTGCATACTTGTCAAGTTCCCGGTCAATAAGCTGGAGCGCATCTTGCTCGTCCGTAGACCATAAACCTCGGTCTTCTAACCAAATAGCATAGAAGTCGCCGCCTCTAATCATCAGGTCGGAGCTTTTCTTAATGATAAACTTCGGATAGATTTCTATTACACCACGCTTCGTACTACGGGTCGAAATCATTAAAAAGTCGATCATCGAAGTTCTTTAGTCTCCTTCCGTTTTTCTAAGCTCCTTGATTTCGTTTTTAAGGTTCCCGATCTCATCACGCATACTGCGAATCTCCAAGTCCTGGATAAGCATGTTCACAGTCATAACTGTGGCAACCATGACGGTGCTGCGATTGAAAGACCTCTGCTTTCTGAGCGTCTTAGCAAACACACGCATCGCAGTTTCGGAGCAGCGAAGACTGCCGAAAATATAACGAATCATTTCATCCATGTTTCTTTTCTCCTTTCATGTCGGCAAGAAATTGATCGATCGTTTCAAACTTCCAAGCCTTCGGCTCTCTCAACGAAAATATAAATTCCTGTCCGTTGGTTTTGCGAATTCGAATGCTGTTTTTACCATTTGGGAAGTATTCTTTTACCTCCTTTGCCTGGTCGGGTAAGCATGTCTGAAAAAACCCGTACACTTGCGTATGAATCATGATAATTCTCCTTCATAGGATGCTGTCCAAATACCAATTCATCTGCCACCAGATTTCAACAGTTCTCATGTCATACTTGCAGCGTTCGACGGTAAACAAACCGCCTTCGCCATTTCGCTTGTATTTGCGGTTCATAAATCGAGATATTACATCGTCCGTATACGCCGCATCAAATCGAGAATCACTCATCGACCCTAAACCCAGACTGACAATCATGTTCCAGAACCACTGTCCCAAGCGGTTACCGATATCCGGGTCGGTCATAATATGTTCTTCGCAACGAAACGCTAAGGCAATAAGCATCTCCAATACACTGCAAGGGCGGTTATCCAGATAACTGGCAATCATAAGATCCTCGTATTCTTTTTCATAACCAAAACGATACCGGAGGTCTATCCCATCTTCTGCTCGATTTCCGTCCATCGGCAGCATATATTGAAAATCAATATTATGCAGATGACGAAGAAGCTTCTGATAAGACAGCCTCCGGCTATATCGTTCGTTACATACGAGCTGACACATCCACTCAAAATATTCATTGTTCAGCTCAATTTCAGTCATTCGATCCTCCTATTAGTAGTTGGAGCCTTCAGCCACATCGGAGAAAGAGCGATTGTCTCTGAGAATTTCATAATCGCATCTCAGACGGTCGTTACGAATAAAGACCGAATCGTCCTCATACTCTCCGAAATGTTCAGCAAAGTCCTCGCCAACAGTGTCCTCAATATCCTCGACGACTTCATCTTCATCGTCGGCAAGGACTCCGTCACCAGCATAATAGACCAGACTGATCTGCGTGTAATTGTCATTCTCACCATAATTGTCCGGAGAGATGACATAAGGTTCATTGGGCATAGGATCATCCTTTTTTTCTTCAGTATTTTTCTTGCTGTGCTCCGTGTAATTGGTATAACCCTCTTCCTGGAGCTTAGCTGCATAGTTCACCAGGTCGGGTTTCAGCTTGGCAATATCTGCCTTATGCTGATTCTCCTCCTGCTTTTCATTGCTCTTTTCGTCCTTGGCAATATTAGCGATTACGGGCTTTCTTTCGGCAAATGCTGCCTTCACAGAATCAATCTCTTCCTGCGTGATCTGCTCGTAATACCGTCTAAGACAAAGCCATGTCGCTGCGGCGCCTACTGTAGCCCCAGCTAAGAACATGGCAAAACCGGTTTTACTCATCTTCGTATTCCTCCTCGTCAGTTTGAATTGTGACAACAGTAATGGCGAGACCTCCGAACAGCAATGCTGCACTCAGGAGAATCCCGCCAGTAATGTGTCTTTTCCGCCGACTGTCCAGCATGGCGTCGACGGTTGAGATGAAGTCATCCAGAATATCCATCATTTACTCCTTTCCACCAGAGAGAACAGCAATGCCTCCTACGAGACAAAGCCCTGCCATAGTGGAAAGAATGTACGAAAACAAAGCTTTCATTTTATGTTCTCCTTTCAGTCATAACTCGAAAAGTAGTGACAACACTCCTGAAACAAAGGCTCACCATACTTACTGTATCCTCCGGCCATGAAGAACACACAATCGTAATTTGTCCGTTCCAAAAGTTCTTCCTTTACCAACTCAACAATCTCAGGCATGACATAACAACGGTCAATCCTGCTGTTCCACATTACGCTGAACTGATTGGGTTGATAAACAACATCGTACACAGTATCCGGGAAAGATGTATGGTCAATACGGTTAAGAATTGTATCAATGACTAAGCGTTTTCCCAGTTCTGTTTCTCCTTCAGCTTCACCCATGGTTACGAGTGCTATGAGGTCGATTTCCTCTTGTGTAAGAGGGTAGTCTGGCTCTTTCTCAACCTCAGGCGTTAAGTTAGGAGATTCCATCAGAAGATCAGCCATAATCATCGGCTCTGCCTCCGCAAGAACCGGATAAGATTGCTTAATCTCCAATGTTTCTTTATCTGTAGAGCGAACCACGCCGCATACTGCAAAACCAACAAAGAATATCATGCAGAGAACGGTGGCTATCGCTCGTGGTTTGATGCGCATTGTTAAAACTCCTTTACATTAAAAATATCACCCCCAGTCCAGGTCTGAAGGTGATTGATTACATCTTTTCCCAGATGTTGCCCTCAACATTGAAATCGAGAAGAAGCGCCGGCTCATGACGACCATCCTCGGTCTCACGCTCTACCTCAACGATTCGGAAATTAATGTAGCCGTCCGGACCATCCTTTGTCCAACCGACAATCTGACCAGCAGGGGTACGAGGAAGATCAAGATCGTCCAGAACCTCATTCAGGAAGAGGTGACCACGGGTCTGAAGCTTGTCATTTGCAAATGCCTGCTGTGCCTTAAGGAACATGCGGTTGTAATCGGGATTGGTTTCGTAGTTGCGGCTCTTACTGTCGAAATATACAGCATAATCGCTCTGGAGATTAGGGTCGGCGACCATCACAGTCTTCTTGACCTTCTTCTCCTTTCCGGTCTCGGGATCAACTTCGATTTCCTCGAACTTCTTTGCCTTAATACCATACTTGAGTTCGGTATCGACCTGCTCGCCGAAACGCTCGATAACTCGACCACGATACTCCTTGAAGCTCTTATCGATTGCAGCATAAGCAGCACCAAGAGCCACATTGCGTTTACGCAGAATATTGTTAGATGCCAGAATACTGGTGATGGACAGAGTGCCAAGAATAATGGCAGGACCATAAAGCTTTGCGAGCTTCATTCCGGTCTGAGCATAGACCACAACCGTGTCTTTCTTGCCATCCTCGTTCGTATACTCCTGGCCATTGATTGCACCGGTTTCCATACCTTCATGAATGGTGTCGAGAGTACCCTTAGTTTCATCGAGAATCTCTGCTACCTTAGTGGTAGCCTTACAAGCGAGAACGGCACTTACGACCGTACCGGCAATACCAGCCACAACGAGAATCTCGGGGCTGTGTTTCTTGAGCTTCATAACGGCCTTGGAAGCCACGCCGTTCACGCTCTTCATAATTTCAGTTTTATTTTTCATGGTTTGTTATTCTCCTTTTCAGTTTTTAGAGTTGATTTCAGCACCACAGGCAGCGTATCCAGCCAAATCGACATAGCTGTCGTCCGTAGCCGTTCCTGTCCTGATTCGTGCGATCTTAAGAAGCGCCATCATCATGGCAACATCATTTGCGGTAAATTCAACGCCTTTATAGACGCTCCAGAAGCCTGCAATAGCAGTGAAGTTATCTTCCGGAGAGCCGTATTCGTTCTCTCTCTGCCCACATACGCAAGCCTTTGCTTTATCGAGAGTCTCAGATCTGGTCATCATCTGCATCCTCCTCATCTGTAGAAATAAACGGAATATAGTCACGCTTACGCTCCTTAGCAATTACCTGACAGCCGCACATAGGGCAATCAAATGTGTCATATAAACTTTCTTCGGCAGTAGAGCCAAAGGCAACTGCCAAACCAGTCTTTCCGTTATCACGAGCAATATAATGTCTCTCGATAATGGCATTGAATTTAGTGCCACAAATTTTGCATTCAAGCATTATTTTTCTCCTTTCAATTCAGCGGGATAGCACGAGGCAGTTTCAGAATATAACCATCTCGAACTCGTACCGCAGTTGCACCGCCAATGTTTGTCCAACCGTAGCGGTTCATAGTGAAATTATCATTGGGAACACGAGCGAGATCATAGAAATCGGACACGCTCACCGTTCCGTACTGACTGATAATATCGTTCATTGCATCGAGAACCGCTTCTGCATCTCCACGAGTATCGAAGAGAATATCATCATAGTCAGGTGTATTGCGTCTATTGCCGACGGAACCTGCACGCACTCTGTCTGTGCCTTGATCGTAGTAGTTCCGATAAGACACCTTAGATGCCGTTCCGTTTTTCTTGCTGCGACCTGCCTCGCCGTACAGAATCATGTCAATACCGGTAGTGACAATGTCAGAAATCGCTTTCTTGACAGCAGGCACAATGACCTCCATCAAAATATAAGATTTGACATTGTTTGCATCTTCTGCAATAAAGACATCTGCGAATTTTTGCATCTCGCCTTTTTTTCGAGTTTTTGCAGCCCCGGTAATAACCGCCTCGACTTTCTTTTCTGACTGTTGCTCCTGACGAGCCTTATCAGAATTAGATTTGTAATCTTCCACTGGGTGATCTCCTTTCTTATGCCGGAATCAGCTTACCGGGCAGAGTAATTTTTGTGTTCGGCATCAAGCCGTTTTCTTTTTTATATCGATAGGCGAGATTGCTCTTCGCTTTCGCTTCCGTCGGAGCAACAGTAGTTGCCTTCCAACGATGCTGAACGCAATCATCGAATCGCATAACAGGACCGTCATATTGATACTGCTGCATATTTTTTCCTCCTTTCGAGAGATAAAGAAAAAGGGAAAGCACCTTGTTACAGGTACTCTCCCTTATCCGAACTTCTCAAATTCGCATTTTCAGTTGTCTTCAGTGACAACATCGGATTCTTCCAAGATAACCGTCTTCTCCTCAGCAGCCATCTTCTTCTGCTCGATCTGGGCTTTGATGTTTGCAATTACCGGCTTTGCTACATACTTGTAGACGACCACGCCTACAACTACGCTCAAGCCGATACCCGCAGCAATCTTTACACCCTTGCTCAAGCCAGCGTTCTCGATAACCTCTTCGGTAGCTTCAACGACCTCGTTGTTCATAATCTCATTGTTGTTCATTGTGAAATCTCCTTTCAAATGTGTGAAATTGTGGAATGTTCTTCCATTAAATAAGTTGTAAATTTCGCGCGGTAGCTTACTGGTAGTCATAAACCGGAGCAACCTGATAATCAATCACCAGGCAGGGGGTACCGTTTGCATCCAGCTGCGATGAGAATGCAAGGTCAATGTAACCCTTATCGATGCTCCATCCGAGCATATCGCCCATCTTAGTTCCATCCAAACCGAGTTCGTAGTAGAAATCGTTCAGCGTGACATACATTTCGTCACGCATCTGACGATTCAGTTCATTCATGACCCGGGTGATTTTGTCTCTGTCAGACTTGAAATATCGTCCGGACAAGACATCATAGCAGATCGTGTTGCCGCCGCTTTCAGTGAGAATCACTTCTCGAACAGGGTTCTTAACCATCTTGTCTTTCGACACAGAGTCTCGAATGGACTGTTCCTTTTTCTCACCAATTGTCTCAACGACTTTTTCCTGATACTCCTTCAAAGTAGACTCTGAAAGGGTATACGCCGTTGCCAGAGCAGCATTCCGACGAAGATTAGTCGAGCTTGCTCCAATCAGGCAGAAGACAGAGATGGAGCCTACAACGGCTGCCGGAATATAACAAGGCCAAGCCGTCTTGATGATATCCTTCGGCTCAAGTCTGTCCGTATCCAGCTCATCTTTTCTCTCTTCAAGCAGAATCAGAGCTTTTGGTGTTGCTTTTACCGCCATAACAGTGGTGGTAATCATGCCGGCAATTCCAATACCGGTGAGAATTTCAGGACTATGTTTTTTCATTGCCGTCCGTACACTCTTGGCAATGCTTGCTAAACTTTGTTTAGGCATGATTTTCTCCTTTCATCTGAAAACATTGCACAATGCGAGGCACATCAATCACATAATTAGGACCAATTCGCACTACACTCATGTTCAAGACTGCATCTTTAGTCCATCCATAATTTCTTAACTCGTATGAGTCTTTGTCCTCTAAACCGCAAAGTTCATAATAGTCATTTACGCTGACCGCCCCATATTGAGTGGAAAGTTCGAGCATTTGGCTATAAACCTTCTCTGCATCAACACGAGTGGCAAAAACCGCAATATCATAGATACGGCGTACAGGTGGTCTGCGCTCTGTCGTCGAATTAACTGCCAGTCCGTATTTTTGTTCGAGCAGATACGCTTGGCATAGAATGTCGAGTTCCTCTTCTGTTGCTCCTTTTGCTGCCGCCTGTACAATGTAAGATCTCATAACCTTAGAACTCTGCTTCTGTTGACGGTAGTTTTGGTATGAAACTTTCATGTTTCTTTTCTCCTTTCGGTTAAACAAATAGTAGACTTAATTCTTCAGCTGTTTCGACCGCATTCTGAAATATAAAGCTACGCTGCTCATCCTCGCCGTAACAAGCATACATAGCCATCTCGAACATGAAGTTTTCGATGATGGTGATTGGATCGTCGAAAGGCTTGTCCATGATTCGATCACAGATTTCATATGCAGCCCATTGCTGATATGACCTTTTTCTGAATTCATACTTTGGCCATGTGAAGGATGGACTGAACAGATGCTCATCAACATATCGTTGAATAATCGAAACAGCCGTGCTTGTATCACACATATTGTTCAGATAAAGAGGAAGAGCCCTTGTTAGGACTCCTCATCTTCTTCATCGCTAAGTGCGGCAAGCTTCTCATTGATGCGTTCGTCGATTTTCTCTTCCATCTTCTTCTCGTTCACCCAGTCAGTGAGGAGCGTAGCCCCCATACCTACTGCGGTAGCGACAAGACCAAGGATTTTAACCAATTTTGCATTATTCATAAAGCGAAACCTCCTTTTCGTTTTCATAAAGTAAAATGTATTTTTTGCGAACTTACAGATCTTCCATCCACTCGGCTGTCGGCTCAAAAACCATGTCAATGACATAGATCTCCATGCCGTCATCCAAAGTGAGTCGGTGATGGTTAAAGTCGATCCAATAAATATCACCATTACAGCTTGACCATCCAACAGCGTCTCCGAGTTCCGTCTTTTCAAGTCCGAGAAACTCATAAAAATCATTAAGTGGGATGACTCCTGCGAACATGAAATTGCGGTTCAGATGGTACTCAGCCTGAATGACCTTTTCGATGGTTGACTCAAAATATCTTTGCGAAAAGCTATCGTAAAAAGTGCGGGAGACTTCTGGTTCCATACCTTCACCAAAATCGAGGGAAGAATCGTACCAACCTCCATTAGCAGAGATACTGATGTCCTTGCACTTTTCTTTGGCGATAGAATCTACGATGGCATTATGAGCTTCCTCACCATAGAGCTCTTTCAGCTTGTCCTTATACTCCTTATAAGAACTTTGGACGAGAGCATACGCACTTGTTAGTGCTGCCTGTTGGCGTCGATTTAAGGCGTTGGCACCCATAATGCAAGCAATAGTAGAAGCTCCAAATGCCACTGCCGGAATATAACATTTCCATGCAGCGATGAACGCCTCTTTCTTGGTGTACGCATATGGATCGCCATCATGCTTTTTGCGACTGTCTGCATAAACTAACGCTACTGCTCGTGGGGTCGCTTTGGCTGCGGCGATTGCAGTAACCACAACGCCGGCTGATGCTACAAAAGACAAAGCAACAGGCGAGTATTTCCTGATGCAAAGCCCCGACTTATGCAGCAACTTTTGAATTGCTTGGTTTTTGCTCATGTCTTTTCTCCTTTCATGTTTTGTTATTGCATAGCCCTTAGAAGGTCTAAAATGTTCGCTGCCATTTCACTGGCAGATCGAAACATAAGACTTGTGTTTGGATTCACCCTCGCATACTTAGCGGTCTTCATCATGAATTCATGCGTGAGCTTACAGAATTCATCAATAGACCCTTCTCTTCGGGGGTAAATCTGTTCGGCGATAAAATCTCTGAGCTCGTCGACAGCCCATTGTGAGTAACTCGCTTTTTTATAATCTTCAGTCCATTTACCAAACAAAGGCGGCAGCCAAGCGTCCATGCGGTACATGTCATACAAGATTAAATCAAGCTGATCGATGCTCATGTCTTTTCTCCTTTCATGCGAAAATAAAAAGCAAGAGAGACTGTATCGGATTCGAACCGACGACCTCCACGGAAGTGTGGCGCTCTACCAACTGAGCTAACCCGTCTCTCATAATAAGACTTGTAAATTTCGCGCGGCAAAAGAAAAGAGCCGTTGTTAGCAGCTCTTTTCAAGTTTTACAAACCAATACCTTTCAGGATTTTAGTAAGTTCATCTTTCTCAAGATCGGCATCTATATCCAGATGAACATGTGTCTTTCCGTCAACGACTGTGGCTTTTACCTCATTCAAATTCAGTTTTACATCATAACCAAATTTCTTTCGGATTGCCAAACTCGCCAATTTCGAGATAATGCTCGTAGTGAATTTAGAACCAATTTTCATTTCGTCCATGCTCCTTTTACTCCTTTCGAATAGCATCGTTTTCCATAATAGGAGTTGTAATTTTGGCGAAAAGAAAAGAGCCGTTGTTAGCGGCTCAATCCTCAATAAATCCAGTTTTCTTTTGCAAAGAACAACGGTATTGCGATAAACGCAAAGAATACTAATGCTGTTGCATCTTTGTCGATAAGTACCGGTAAGTACCCACAAATAAGTAATACTACAGCATATAGCTTGTTCTTTAGTGTTTTCATAATCCATGTCTCCCTTCAAAATTCAATGGTTTTTCATAAAGGGAGATGCGTTTTTTGCGCTTAGATATCCCGTCTATCGAATACGGTTTCCCATCGTTCTTTCTGAATAGGCTTCATTTTTAATGCCCACATAATTTGGCGAACCGTTACAGTAGGGTATAGTCCGTCCGTACAAGCCCCAGCCCTCATTTCAAAGTATTCTCGAAAACCGGGATGCAAATATAAAGCGTCAGTAATCCAAGGGTCAACTTCGCTCCACCATGTGCTTTTCGTCTCGGAGTCAAATCGTTGCTGAATTACTGCTAAACCTCTTTCTTCAATTCTGTAGAGAGTGCAGCTATTGTAAACCGGATGCTCACAAATATAACGCTCGCCATACAAGGACAAGTAAATTTCCGGTTTGTCAAAGTGGTATCGCATATCCATCACCTATAAAAAGAAAAGAGAAAGAGCCCTCGTCAGGACTCCTTCCCCTTTGCTAATAGTCTTAATTAGTCGTCGCAGATTTGATCTCTGGTCGGATATAGAGCATCATATTCTTCATCGTTCTCCATACCATAATGCTCTAAATCGACGGAGTGACCGCAAGCAGGACATACTAAAGTATCTTCCCACTCGTCTTCAAATTCCATAAGTCCTCCGCATTCACTGCAAATATACCGTCCAGTAAGTAAACCGTCTCTCTGCGCGTCGTTAAAAAAGCTCATTGCAAATTACCTCCTTGATATTGTGTGGCACTATTAAGTATAGCGACCATCAGTATTTTATCAAGAGATAAAAAGCACTTTTACATCTCTCACAATAGCCCATGTAATTTTCGAGCAGGAGAAAAACGAAGAGAACGTGTTATATACACGAACTCTCCGCTTTTGGAACCGGTTTATTTCTTAGTCGGTCTGAATCGACTGAATAAACCTCTGAATGTCTGGGAGGTGAAAGTTCCGTCCTGTTCGAACTTGAAACCTCGTCTCATCCAAACGCCGTAGAACATCAACGGCAGCACCAGCTCAGCGGCAGCCATACCAAATCTGAAGTATCGATCTTTGACAGACTCTGCCATTTGAGCCGTCTTGGACTCTTGATCGATTTCACGATTCTCGATCTTGTCCAGACGCTCATAGGTATTCTTATCCTCTTCGAGCTTCAGTTTGTACAGCTTCGTCAAGCTATCCACTGCTGTGGTATGCTCCTGACTTCCGGATTCGAGAGATCCCAAGCGTTTAATTTCGGCTTTGATCTCCTCTTCCAACAAACTTCTGTTTTCTTCACCCATATTCGTTTCTCCTTTCGTTTTAATAGGGTTCCATAAAAGGAAGTGTTATTTGTGCGGAATAAAGTCTTCACGCTTCACTTCCAATAGGACAGTTCGTTGAATTACAATTTCATTAACGCCCTTTTTCAGTTCAAGAAAAAGATAGGGCCCGTCCGGATCAGACTTGTCAATACGCAGAAAACCGACAGGATGCTTTCGACGAATGATAGATGAGACGGCAAACCCAATCAAGATTCCGACAACTACATAAATGACTTCCATAATGGTCTCCTTTCGAATTGTTTTTCAAAATTTCAACCCGGGGATTTTTCCAGATACTAATTTAACACATATACCTGTCACCTCCATCCGGGTTTTAATCTAAGTTAGAAAAAAGAAAGAGCCAATGCTATAGTGCATCAGCTCTCACTTCTCCATAAAGGACACTGTTATTCTTGCGAACCCTCGTAGACGATCTTCTTCCGTAAGTCAGACCAGGTTATATATCGGTCTTTACGGCATACGGGGCAATAGAACTTGCTTACTTTACCTCCGATGTCTGTCAGCTCACTGCTGTCGGCTTCAAGCCTACTCTGGCAATTCGGGCAGTTGAAGCGATAGACTTTTTTCACTGCAATATCTACAATCTTCATTACTGTCTCTCCTTACTAAGTAGCCAGAAAAACCGTCTGTACAAGTCGTAATAAACATCCTTGCAACATGGGATGCCGGTTCTGGCTTTCAAATGGTCGTATGAAATACCCTCCGTTATAGCTTCCAAAATATAACATGAAAGCTCTTCGTCCGTTTCTTTTGCAACCTGTTCCACCATCTTCATGCGATCGGCATAGTACAGCCTCTCATCAATGTGCTTGGTAACGGGATCACTAACAACATTCGTTTTGCAGGGCGGCACTAATTGAGGCCATGAACCCGGATAGTCTATCAACGAATTGTACGCATGACGCCACAACGGGTATTGCAAGCAGAAATGCTTCAATTCGTAATAGCGGTGTTTCTCGATCCAGTAACGATTAGTCTCGGAAAGTTCTGGACGTATCAATGTACTCATGCGCGTTCACCCCTCCATACATAGCCGGTCTCCTGCCAGAGGAGCTTAGGCGAAATATAAAAGTTGATGCGTCCGTACTTAGAGTTCATTTCCTCTAAATTCGTAACGAGCTTCCCACTCCGAGTAGCTTTTCCGATCGGCAGCCACCCAGATACGATGCCGGCTCGAATCCAGGATGCGTCTTTCCC